CAGACGTGGGAGTTTCTGACGGACTCAAACAACGTTAAGGCGATTTTGTTTAGCGTGTTTACCGACGACGACGGAACTGAGACAGAGGGGCAGATTCAAGAAGTAACTTTGACTGCCAACACTTTGACGATTGTAAATTTTAACATGAAGCTTGGTCATACTCGATGCAAGTTTGACGACACGGGTAGCTCAATGAGCGGCACGCTTCGAATTAAAGCAACAGCAGCAAAGTAGGAGTAAATCATGGCAGATGCAAAGATTATTAATTACGGTCAGCCTATTGGTGGGGGCACTACGGCTATCCCAGACAACACAAGCACAGCGCTTGATATTGAGTCGACGGATGCGAAAGACTACATCACGATTGATACGACGGACACTTCAGAAAAACTGACCCTGAAGGCAGGCAGTCACGGCATTCAAGTTTTGGACGCTGGCGCAGTGATGTCCACAAAGTCAAACAGTTGGTCCTTGCTTGCCGAGGATGCAACGGCAACAAATCCGATCCTTATCCCTTATTCGGGTGACCCTGACACCGGCATCGGGCGAGCAGATGCTGACCAGCTTTCGCTCATTGCGGGCGCGACAGAAGCAATGCAGCTCAGAAGTGGGCCCGAAGTGCACTTGGGGGACTATGCAAATGACGCCGGAAGCAACTCTTTAGTGTTTAAAAAATCACGCAGCACCACGACCGGAACGGCTGCAATTGTTTCCGATAACGACGTGCTCGGTTCGATTGAATTTCAAGGCGCAGATTCAGCAGGGACGGCAGATTCAAATTTTGCAGCAGGCGCGAAAATATTTGCACGGGTAAACGGCACGCCGGGCGATGGCGATATGCCTACCGAGATTGTTTTCTGTACGTCCGCCGACGGCAGCGAAACACCTTCGGAGCGTGTGCATATTTTTTCAAATGGCAGCCTTGGAGTAGGTGATACCAGCAACACATCAAAAGTAATTTCTGCGGCAGGCGATGTGCGTTTCAGCGCTAACGTTTTGGGTAACAGTTTCGCGTGGGTCTCAAACTCCAGTTTTAGAATAAAGCCCGGCGCTACTGACTCATTCAACAAATTAGCAGGCCCCTTAGCTTTTCAATCCACATCCGAACCAAGCGGATTCACCGACTGCGCCGAGATTTACGCGAAAGATGTTTCAACAAGTGCGGAAATGTTTGTTCGTGATGAGGCTGGAAACGAAACCCAGATTTCTCCTCACAACTTTGCAATGTTTGAACCCGACCCATCGCAAACACAGCCTTGGTCTTATACGTCTAAAAATAGCTACATCGGAAAAGAAATCGGTGTTGATATGTTTGGTTTGGTGAAGGCGGTCGAAGAGTTAAGCGGCAAAACTTTGATGCATGAGCGCGACCTACCGGACGAAGAAGTCAAAGACTGGTACGTTGAGCAGGGTAAAATTCAAGCAGCTAGAGAAACCGAGATTGCAGAATGGGACGCAAGCAAGGAGGCAGAGGACGGCGGCATTTCAGACGAACAGCCACGGCCTGAGCCATACGTTATTAAGGACCCGCCCGATTGGTTGAAGTCGCGACTGAAGCTTGGTGGTGGCTGACATGGAGTCCGGACTGATTGAAGCTGGCGCATTGTTTGGAACGATGATGGCTTTAATTAAGGTCATCGAAAAGCTTGTCGATAAAAAGATGGGCAACGGGCACAAACCAGTTCAGGTTGATTTGCATCAAACTGAGATTGCAAATCAAATGGGTCAAATGACTGAATGCCTGCAAGCAACCGGACAGACGCTTGAGCGTATCAATGACAAAATTGATGACGTTCATACAAAGGTTACTAAGGTAGAAACTATCTCTGACAATATGAATAGGGTAACAACAGAAACCGGAGCGAACGTATTCAAGCTACTTGAAGACGTAAGGCTTAAGGAAGCTGAGGAAAGAGGCCGAGCACAAGCGATGGCCGGAAACAGGGGTGAGCAGTGATTAAAGGTCAGACAAATGGCAAGTTCAGTTCGGAGTTTTTTCTATCTATGCTGGGTATGGTTGGCGGAATCTTGTGTGCAATTTTTTCAGATGCACAATGGGTTCAAATCGCTGGGCCAATCCTATCGGCCGTGTGCGGTGCCAGTTACTCGCACTCTCGCGGAATCGTCAAGAAAGCGCTCACTGGAGCGGAGGCGGTAAAAGCTGTGGGAAAGCAGAAGGATTAGCCAATGTCATGGCAGCAGGCTTTGCAGAAGCTTCGAGTCTACCGGATGATACGGTCGACCTTATGCTTGGTGCTGCTATCGGTCCTAATGGCCCCCGGGGTGTTGGCAATCTTAATCTCAAACTTGCACAAGACGTAGTCGCTTTTGCCAGTGGGGAATTTGCAAACAGTAATGACTGGGCAGCAACTGCGGGCCTGAAAATGAGGTGGTGATATGCGTAAAGGTGGCGGCAAGAAAAAAGACCCTCGATTAGCGCGAGCCGGAGTTAGCGGTTACAATAAGCCAAAGCGAACGCCGAATCACAATACCAAGACGCACGTCGTTGTTGCCAAAGAGGGTGATAAAGTTAAGCTTATACGATTTGGTCAAAAAGGAGCCAAGACTGCTGGTAAACCAAAGGCTGGTGAAAGTAAAACTATGAAAAAGAAACGAGCTAGTTTTAAAGCGCGTCATGCTAAGAACATAGCCAAGGGCAAAATGTCGGGAGCTTATTGGGCGAACAAGGTAAGATGGTGATGGCAGTAAAAAAGAAAAGTTCAAAGAAGAAATCAAAAAGCCGAGTCAATGAAGCGGGTAATTATACAAAGCCTGAAATGAGAAAGCGGATTTATCAAGCAATACTAAGAGGCAACAAAGGCGGACGGCCAGGACAATGGTCTGCACGTAAGGCACAGCTTCTGGCCTCTCGATACAAGAAAGCCGGTGGGGGATATACGTCGTGAAGAAGAAGGTTAAGAAGGTCGCAAAAGCGCTGCGAAAAGCTTCAAAGCTTCATGCTGCTCAAGCCAAGTCTCTTGAGAGTGTGATGAAGAAGAAAAAAGTTTCTCGCAAGAAAAAGAAATAGCGATGGCGGTTAGAAAAAAAAGAGCAACAAAAAAGAAACCGACCCAGAGAAGTCTTGACCGATGGTCTAGTCAGAATTGGCGCACACCGTCCGGCAAGAAGTCTTCTGAGACGGGCGAGGTTTACGCTCCAGCCGCTACAATACGCAAGCTTAAGAGCACGGCAGCAGGCCGCAAAAAACTAGCGGCGGCAAACAAAAAGAAAAGAGCAGCAACAAAGGCAGGTAAGCAACATGCACGACATGGCTTACACAAGGGGAAGAAACGATGAGCTTTCTGGTTGCAAACCTTCCTCTTGAGCCCGTCTACGTTCGCAACGAGTTTCTGTACAATTTCAAAAAAGGACACGGCGAGTTTACCAGGGGGTATTGGGTTAGCGTCAAAGCGCAAAAGCACCGGGCGTTGCTTTTTGAGACGTTGCTGGAGAACGGTGCCCTTTACGACAAGCTGCCCATCGAGGCATTTGTTCACGACAAAGAAGGCAACTTTCGTTTTAATCAAGGTGAGCTGGCGCTTTGGGATATGGATTCTTGGTACATTACGACAATTGTTAAAGATGCCTTGCGGCACCTTGATGCGAAAGTGCGGGTCGGCAACGAGCTAGTTAGCGGCACCTACGTCTGCACCGTTGACCAGGTTGATGCGAGTGGTGAACTAATGTCTACGTGTGCATCGATACCAAAAGAGCACAAGAGTCAGAACATTCTTGCTCTGGATAATGGACAGTTTTGCTCAATGCCCAACAATCGTATCTTGTGGACAGAGCCGAGCCTTACCAAGGTAGTGGGGCCGCCAGACTACGAAGCGTGCGAAGAAATTTATTTTAGCAACACAGGACTAAACTACTGCCACACAGACGCGTGGTTTTACGAGGGGAAGCCAGATGAAAAAACCAATGAAGCCGAAGCCGAAAAAAGTAATGCCAAAAAAGAAGAAGCCAAAAAAGAAGCCGAAGAAAATTAATTACTATGGGTAAAGTGGGGCAATACTTTTCGGCGTCAGAGTTTGCGTGTAACTGCTGCGGTAAAACAAACCCAGCTCAGTCGCTCGTAACTGTTCTTGATAGCGTTCGCAAACAGCTTGGCCCACTAAGAATCAACTCGTCTTACCGTTGCGAGGAGCATAATAAAGCGGTGGGTGGCGCGTCCAAGAGCTGGCATTTGCCAAGAGATGGGATCTGCTACGCCGCAGATGTTACTTATGTAGACGCGACTAAGAGGCATGGCGCGTACATGCTTCGTTTATATATCGAGCTTGAGAATGCAGCTCGCAGACTAGGTACTGGGTTCGGATTAGGGCTTTACGAGAATTTTACTCACTTCGATACTCGGGGCTCTTCGCCAGAAAAAGCAAAGGCCGCTAGGTGGTTCAAGTACAATTGGCCTCGTTAATTCTTTGAAGTAGAGCTCTGCCAACTTGATAAGCAACTGCCGGTACAACGGCATTGCCAAGGGCTTTTAGTCTAGCCACCCGTCCGGGAAACCCATTAGGTATGACTGGACAAAATCTGGGTTCAACATTCCCCCCATGACTTCCGGCAATTGAGGCGTATGTCCATTCTCCTTGCGCCCTTTCCCGCTCTTGAAGTCCCTCGCGCTCGGGGTTGGCAGAATCCCCTTCTTTGCCATCGTCCACAGACTGGGCTTGCCTGCCTGCTTGAACGTTGACCCGTCTGCTCGTGTCCCGTTTTGACTTGTCCCGTACTGGCTCGCGCTCGGGGTTGGCAGAATCATGCGCCCCTTCCCGCCGTCCTGTTTTGCCCAGTCCGTCAGGCTCGTCCCTGCGTTGGCTTTGCTGTTTGCCGTGTTCCGACTCCCGCTCGACTTCGCGTCTCCTGCTGTTGGGGTCGGTATTGTGGGCAATGATAAAAAGTCTATCGCGTCGATGGCACGCCCCGATGGATGCCGCGCTGATGCAATCCCATTCCGCATCGTACCCGCAAGAGGCCAAGTCTCCGAGTACGGTTCCGAGCCCCCGCCCAGTAAGAGCTGGGACGTTTTCCACGACGACGAATCGGGGTCGAATCTCGCGAATGACCCGGTACATTTCCCCCCAAAGGCCGGACCTCTCCCCAGCCAAACCGGCTCCGCTTCCCGCCAGGCTGATGTCTTGGCAGGGGAATCCTCCGCAGATGATGTCTGCATATTTGAGATTGTTAGCTCCAACTGTTTTGATGTCATCGAATCGCTCCGCTTCAGGCCAGTGCTTTGCAAGCACGTTCCTGCAAAAATCATCCTGCTCAACTTGCCAGATTGTTTTGCCGACACCCGCAACCTCGAGACCTAGCTCGAGGCCACCGATGCCAGAGAAAAGACTACCTATTGTAAGCATGAGATGCCCCACCTTCTAAGTAAATAATTTTCATAAGGGATTCGACAATCATTCACATCGTTGCGAAGGTGGGGCAAGTTTCATAATTCGTCTTGCTTCTTGTTGCGCTGAAATCGTGCAACTTCTTTCTGGATGCCTTTGCTAAGCCTGCGGCGAGTCGTCAGCTCAATCCCGACTGCAACAAAAAAAAGAGCAAAGGCGAGAGCCAGAAAGCAAAGTGCGAATACTATACCGCCCATCAGAAAGGAGTCCCGCCGCCGCTAGGCGCGTTCTTAGGCGTCATAAACTGCATTTCATAGCCGATGATATCGGTCGTGTAACGAGTGTTGCCTTCTTTGTCTTGATACTGTCCGTACTCAATGCGTCCCTCAATGTAGACTTTCTGGCCCTTTTTAAGATGCTCCCCGCATACCTCTGCTTTTTTCCCGAACATTGTGACCTTGTGCCACTGGGTCGAATCTTCCCCGTCTTTTTTCTTCTGGCTGGTGGCCATTGTAAATTTACAGATAGCCATGCCTTGACCAGAGAAAGCCATCTCCGGGTCTCTCCCTAGATTTCCAATCAAGATAACCTTGTTTACTGAACTCATATTGTCACTCCCTGATGTTAGATTTCTGTTGACGTTAACCGCAACAACACTTAAGGTCAAGGCAGGACTAGCAGAAAAGGAGTTCTTATGGAACTGAAAGATTCTAAGATTTTATCATCAACGGACCATGCAGCCATCCAGGGCATGCATAAGTGGTCGAGCAAAAACAGTATTTTTAGGCGCGTTGTCTTTGGCGAGGAGAAGCCGGGCAACACGGATATTTTGGAGCGAGGCTTGTTCATGGAGCACGGCCATTCTCAAATGGTTGCCAGCAACTTGTCGAAGAACGGATACAAGGTAGTGCTCAAAAGAGCACCTACGCTGTTTTATGAAGTAGATGGTGTGCCGATGAGACTTACCGGCGATTACTTTGCCGTACCGTCTTCGCGCCACCGCAAGGCGTTGTTTGGTGTAGAGCTTAAGCAGGCGCACGGCCAGCAGCGCAGTGCGTGGGGTGAGGCAATGTCGGACGATGTCCCTGAGATGTATAAAATCCAGGCAATCATGCAGTGCTACAAGTACGGGTGGCCGTTCGTCATTCTTGACGCCGATTTTAGTCACCATGCTTTGTCGACGCCATTTCTCATTCATGCCGACAATGAGCGAGCCGCGCAGATTGAGCAAGACTCGGTAAAGTTCTGGAAAGACCACATTCTTACAGGCATTGCGCCAGAGGTGGATGATTCGGACGCATGCCGCAAGACGTTGCTTGAGAGAGAAAGATTTCTTGACTCACAGCGCCAGATGACACCGGAAGAGATTGAGCACGCAAATCGTATTGTAGAGATTGTAGCGATGCAAGATGAGCTTGATTCGGAAAAGAAGAAACTGCAGAACGAGCTAGTCAAATCTTCTGGCTCTTATGAGCGACTGACCCACCCCGTCTTGGTTGGCGACGGTGGCAACGGCAAGCTTGTTGATAAAAACTTTGCGGTATTTACGGAAGATAAGAACGGCAAGCGTGCTGCTCGCTGCTACCCTAAAACATTCGCAGGAGGTCTATGATGACAAACGCACTTGCACAATTAGGACCGCAAAGCTTTGCCGAAACCTTGCAGTTGGCCGAGATTGCATCGAAGTCGGGGCTTGTCCCGCCAGCCTATCGTGGGAAAGTTCAAGATATTATTATTGCAATCCAAAAAGGCGCAGAGGTTGGCCTCAGTCCTTTGCAGTCACTAGACTCTATCAGCATGATTAACGGTAAGGCCGTTATGTGGGGGGACGCGCAACTGGCGGTCTGTATGGCCGATGCAACCTTTGTTGATGTCAAAGAGTGGTGGGATAATAAAGACACCGAGCAGGCGATAGCGCACTGCAAGGCGAGGCGCCTGAACAAGCTGGGTGAGGTCAGCGAGTACACGTATTCGTTTAGTGTCGAAGACGCAAAGAAAGCGTTTCTCTGGAACAACAAGAATAAGCACCCGTGGATTCAGTATCCTATGCGGATGCTACAAATGCGAGCACGGGCTTTCTGTTTGCGTGCGGCCTTTGCTGATGTATTAAAAGGCTTTGGTGCAGGCGAAGAGGTAAGAGATTATCACAAGCAGGTCACTCCGAACCCTGAGCCGGTTAAGCACCCAGCTCTTGATGCAGTTGTGCCTGAGGTGGCGCCGACTGACTCGACGCTTCCAGGCGTTGTTGAAGCCGAGTACGTTTCTTGTGAGGATCCGAAGCCGGAGCCAAAGAAGCAGGAGATTGTTTCGATTCTTCAAGTCCCTGGAGTGCTAACACCAGAGCAGCCAAAGAAGGCTAAGAAGAAAACCAACAAGGAGCGGTTGGCTGCTGCGATTAAGGCGTACAGTGAAAAGTTTAAAGTTTCACAGCAAGCCTTGCTTGAGGCTGCTGAAATTAAGACACTAGACAAGGTTACCAACAAGCAAATTGATTGGTTGCGGGAAACCTATAATCAGCTAAAGGCTGGGACGCTTACCCCGGTTCAAGTCTTTGGTGAAAACTGTTTTGAAGACTCCATTCCACCTGTGCCACCGGTTCCCTCCAGTGGCGGAGGTGAGGACGCGCATCCGTGAGTGGTCTTCAAGACTGGGCAGCTTGGTACGCTTGCAATGGGTTTGAGATTTTTCCCGTCCACACTGTGGTGCGGGGGGTCTGCTCTTGCGGCGTATCAAGCTGCGACTCACCTGGCAAACATCCGGCTTCGATGCGTGGGGTAAAGGACGCAACGACTGACATGGCGCAGGTGATTCGTTGGTGGGTTGAGAATCCAAGCTACAATATAGGTCTTCACTGCAACCAGTTCACCGTGCTCGATGTCGATGGTGAAGAGGGCAAGGAGACATTGCGGGAGCTGGTCAAGAAGCATCGTGATGTGTCTACCTTCTCCAATGGACCGCGAGCTGTCACGGGTGGTGGTGGATATCATTTTTTCTTTAAGCCGTCTGGCCTTGGAAACAAGGTAAAGTTTGCTCCAGGGTTAGACCTCAAGGGTGACGGTGGTTACATCGTGGCGCCGCCTTCATTGCACCATTCGGGCAAGAGGTACAAGTTTGAAATAGGACTGAAAGAGGGTCTGATTCCAGAAGTGCCGGGTTGGCTCGTGAATCTAGTTAAGAAGAAGAGCAGCGGATTTAAGCGCCACTCTTTGCCAGGCTCCGACAAAGAGAAGCCAAAGATAGATATTGATAGCTTACCTTCTATCGGTGACGGCTCACGTAATGATGAGCTGGCAAAGGTGGCAGGTAGATTTTTTTGGGAAGGGCACGCAGCGCCGGAAGTGGTGGAGCTTACCGACAAGGTGAACAGGCTTAAGTGCCTGCCGCCGGTGTCCCGTCGCGAGGTTGAGAGAATCGTGAGCAGCGTCGCACGGTATCATTAAGAAAGGGTTGATTATGAGTGACTACAATCATCAAGGAACTGCCGCATACACACGAGCAGAAGAAGAGAGAAGCACGGATGACGAGAACCTTTGGTCAGATTCGGGTGGGCCATACGCGGTACCTAATGGGTACTGCGTTGAAGACGATGACCGCCCAGCCATGAAAGACCTGGAGCAGTGGACTGAGGACTACTACGCTAATCGTGAAGACGACGTACTGATGCACGTTGCGAACGAATGCGATGAAGAGCTGAAAGACCTCGTTATGAATCCGCCAGAGTCGCTCACGCTGAAAGAGTTGCAGGGCTACCTAGCTGCTATGCAGAAAAAGGTGAATGATAAAATTGAGGAAGAATACGAGAGCTGGCTTGCAGAGCACGGCATCGAAGAGTGAGGGGATCCTGGTGGGTGGCGCGAAACACTCGGCGCCACCCGCGCAGGTGGACTAACGAAAGGGTAAATTCTCGTTAATCTATTCTATCTTGTAGGAGCAGGTAGGGCAATGAGTAGCGATGAATACCGAGCAAGAATTTTGAAGCGAATTGAGAATTTTCATGAGCGAACAAAAAAGGACGATAGCGCAGAGAGGGCAGCAGCTAGAGAGCTCAAGCCCAAGCGCAAAACAAAACAAAGCAGCGTGCCAACGGAGCGGCAAGAGCAGGTGCGAGTTGCGAAGCTGCTCGACCAGCTCGGCCTCTTGTGGTGCCATGTCCCGAACGAGGGGCACGGGCGCAGAGGAAAAGAGGGAGCGATTCGCGGGGCTCGGCTTCGAGCGGAAGGGCTCAAAAGCGGAGTCCCTGACATTCTCGTATTCGACAAGAATTCGAGGCCGGGAAGTGTCGGTCTGGCGATTGAACTCAAACGCCAAAAAGGTGGGCGAGTAAGTGAGGACCAGAAGCGTTGGCTGGAAGAGCTAGAAAAACGCGGCTGGGTTTGCAAGGTCTGTAGAGGTTTCGATGAAGTGCATCAAGTGTTGAAGGAGTTAAATTATGTCTGAAGTTAAAGAATCGATAAGCCAAGGCGCAAGAAAGCTAGTAGCCTGGCGCACTAAGGAAGGGTACACGCTCGACAAAGCCGCAGAGGTTTTAGGGTTCGATAGATACATGCTGAACCGTTATGAGAATGGAGTACATAAACCTCAAGGAAAGCGCGCAATCCTCATCCAGAATCTTTGCGGCGTTCCCATTGAAGCGTGGTATCTCTAAGCGTAATCAAGCCATTCAGTCTTCATTTTAACGGCGAGGCTTACCTTGGTCCCGCCGTTACCTCTCCACTGGTTGATTCCTAGCTGGCGCAATCGTTTCGCCAGCGTTCGGTTGGTCATTCTCTTGCGTCCAACTGACTCGCACCAAGTTACATAATCATCATAAATATATTTTAGAAGCGTCCCATCACTATCAGGCTTGCAGCAGCTCTGGATGAAATCCTGCACTGGGTCGGAATCCTGGTGCCACTCCTGGATGGTCAACTCGTGGCTTGCGGGTAAAGTATACTCCCCGCGTCTCAAAAGACGACAGGCACCATGCAGAGCCCACCACAAGATACTCGCATGCTCAACCCTGATCTCTTCTAAGATTTCCTGCTGGTCACGTCTTTCCATTCCCGCATCGTCTTTAAAGTTTCGATTGAAGGTGAAGAGAAGGAACCGGCGAAAGAATCCCTGGGTGAAGTCACCGCTTCCAATGTTTGGCAAAGCGTTAGCAGCGAACAGGTGGCCAGCGATTGGACGAAACGAGAACGGGTCACGGTAGATTAGTCTGGCCTCAACCCTGTCACCACTTAGCACCGCCTTAAAGGTCGCGCTCGTGTCGAGTGCTCGATATTCTGGCAGCTCCGAGCACACGTTGAGTCTCGAGTCTTGCAGGCTCGCAAGAGTATAGTCTTTGTGCCAATGCGCCGGTGATGCGGTCGTCACGTTTTGAGGCGGAAACAGTTCTTCGATAATCGTTTGCAAAACGCTCTTGCCGTTGGCGCCAGTACCTATAAATAAAGCCGCCCTGGCGTATGACGTGGCGCGTCCAATAAGGGTTGCACCAATCCATTCTTGCAGCGCGTCAATTTTCTGTTGCTTGTCTTCGTCGTCTCGCCAGAGAGAATCAAGATACCGCAGCCACGCGCCAACGGGCTGGTCTTCGTCGTCCAGCGGGAAGCCGTAGCCGAAAGTTGTCTTGTGTTTCGGGTGATGCTCAACGCATTCGAGGTGCCCGTCTTCAATGGTCCAAAATCCATCGGTGAATGCCAGGCCGATGGGTGGCTCGTCGAAAAAGTTGGGGCGCCGGGTTGTATGCAATAGAGTTGTCAGGGTAGCAATTGATTTTGCTTTCCTGTCAGTCATTCCGATTGTGGTTGGCTTGTCGTTGATGGTCGTCTGCTTGCCATCGTAAAGCAAGCAAAGCATTTTCAAATCCTTATCGTCGATGCGTCGCCATATTGTGCGGTCGTAGACGTATAGCGACCCGCCGCAACTGATGACTATCTGGGCATCCTCTGGTGTACTCCAGTTGTCTCCAGTCGTCTGGGGCTTTCGTCGTCGTCGTCGCCAGTCATCATCGTCGTCGTCGTCGCAAAATGCAACCGCTTTCAATGCGTATGTAATAGCCCCCACAATATGCTTGGAAAGATACGTTTCGCTTAGTCTTTCCGGTGGGTTGGCCTCGATATATTCTGAAACCTTTAAAACAAAATTAGTGCTTATCATTATCCCCTCAATACGGTGTTAGTCCACTGGACAAAGTAGCGGGTTTTTAGTCTTAGAGTCTAGGGGTTTACGGTGCTTTTCTTGTTGCGGTTGGCCGCAAGTTACTGGTAAGATGCGACAAGAACTAACTTTTTACATGTACGGGGTACAAGATGAGTGTTGAGATTAACAAGGATTTTGTGGTTGCTTACCATGGAACAACCAGAAAGCACGCCGATTTAATTCTGGCAGGCAATGAGGAAAAGGACCAAGGGCCTTGGTCTTGCTCTTATGATAATTATTTTTATGTGTGGTGTCCTGAGTTTCTTCTTTATGATTCGGACACAGATCCAGATGATGAAGAATGGCAGGAAGCAGAGCGAGAGGCTATCGAGTCAGCCTTTTCTAATGGTCAGATTACATGCGCCGCCAGTGAAGAGATGCAAACAGAGATTGTCGTCATTAAGCTGATGCTCCCTCGGGAGGATTTAGAGGTTGATGAATCCTGTGTTACCTACGACAAGAGAAGCGGGGAAGAAATAAACACCATGCGTTATGCTCGGTGTGTCAGGCTCCCTTTTTGTTCTTCGGGTTTTGAGAATCACCATATTTCTGATTTTTGCCAAGCTCTCCTTACCTGTGAGCATAACTCAAGACTAGACGCTGTTTGGCTTCTGGGGGTGGTGGATAACGTAAATTTTAACACTGACCTGTTGTCTGATTCTTTGCTTCAAGCGGTCAGGGCTCTTCAAGGTGCCGATATTTATCTAGAAATGCCTTGGTATGATGGGTACGAGACTGAATCCCTTGAACCTGTTGAGGGTGAGCACGTTTTAATAAAGAAAAATAAAATAGTCTTTCGTGGTACCTCGGCAGAATGTCATGGGGAACTGCACCGGTTGTCGCCGCACTCGTGGGAGTATTCTATGAAGTACGGCGGGTGGAGAATTGAAGAAAGTAAGCGCCGATGAATAGCATAGCACGCGCAAGGCCGGAGTTTTTCCCCGTGGTTGTTGAGCTCTTGCCACCGCATGAGCCGTTCGTCGCATCGTGGTCGTCGTCGTCGTCGTCGTTCGTCGTCGTCTGCCTTTGGGTAGACTGCGCCGATGCTGCGGAGTTTCAGACATTGCCTAAAACCTTGGAGTATGAGGGCAAGCTTTGCGGCCTCACCGGCTGGGATTCTGACCGGCGGCGGGCGTTTTATAAAAGCGGGCTACCCCTTGCCAGGCCACCTGGCGCAAGCTGAAAAATCATAGAAAAATCATAGAATTGGGGGCTTTTTGCCCCCTTTTTTATTCTTTACTTGTTGCGGAATCCCGCTACAATAAGAGCAGGACTAACAACTGAAAGGGTCAAGAATGACTGACAACGAAAACAAGGAACTTTTTAAAGCTGCCGCGCAAGAGGCAGAAGAGCTGTGCGGGGTGTCGCTCGCTGAGATTATGAGCAACCCTGACAAGTATGAGCGGTTTGACGAGCCAAGCAGTAACGCGATGATGTGCGCCGCCGCTGCTGAGTCAGAAGATGTTGAGCGAATCAAGAAAGAGTTAGAAGACACCAAGGAAGAGCTGGAGCGCTTGCAAAAATTCCATTCTGAGATGGTGTTGGGGATTTATGCTTTTCTTGAAGACTCTGAAGCTAGCCCCAAAGGGGGCGAGTGATGCCAGCATTTAGCGAAAAAGAACTTAAGAAGTTAGCGCGCATCTGGTGGGGTTGGCTCCAGTCTTTCGAAGCCGGAGCCCCCTCTTCTCATGCTGTACGGGTTGCCACCTTCAAGGGGCTGGAGTCTGAGACGGGGCGAAGCTGGAAATCTTACGAATATAAGACTTTTGAGTTTTCCGCTTGTGCTGCTTGGCTTGGCGTTGGGCCTGTCATGGGCTTCCCCGGCTGCCCTTCACAAAAGGACAAGCAAGAACAAAAGCCAAACGGTGTCGAGTTTGACGGGGTAGGCTTTCTGCGCTGGCATGGTGGCCGGTCTGCAACACGTAAAGCCGTGGAAGATGTAGCACGAGAGAACAACAAAGAATTGAAGCCGCTTATCAGGGCGGGGAAGGTGAAGAAATGATGGATGAATGGGTAAAGATTTTTGACAAGCTCAAGTCTAAAGAAATTAAGACAATTCAGGCCGAGTTTAATGGCGTGATGGGTGGCGGTACTGGTGGGCTGAGGGAATTCAGAGCGGGGCGCCGGTCCAAGCCTAGAACCTGGAGCATGGGCGCAGACCGTTGGGAGAAAGAAGGGATCATGATTATCCCGACGAGTGAGGCGAAGAAAAGAACTGCCGCAAATGCCTTCAGGCTCTGGAAAAGCACAAACCTAAACACGGGAAAGGCTTCAATCATGGCTAGCGTAGGGAATATGGGCCTGAATATTAAAAAGCTGGTTTCTTGGTCTGTTCTTGATATTCAAGTTGATATTGAGCGGGAAGACTACCCCCATCCGTTATGCACTTTTAAAATTATGATTGATGACGAGCCGTTTCAGCTTGATGAGTGGCTAAATACGGACAACACCTTAGAGCGTAAAGATTCTCACATTAAGGTCTGCCAGCCCGAATTATTTAAGCAAGTAGCTGAAGTGCTGAGTTTTTCCGATGATGAGTTGTGGGGTGCTCTTGAGGAAGCTGTAAAGAATGAGGTGGGCCATGAGTAAGGAATCAATTGCATCGGGCAAGCTTCGAGGAGCCAAGAAGAAAGTTCAACCAAAACCGAAGCGCTTCGAGGTGGGGGACTGGGTTGTCTTTGGCTGGCCAATTGGTAGACAAGTGCAGATTGTCGAGGTTGGGACGGTTCAACCACTTCGATATAAAGTGTCTTATTATACCCGTGACGAGAGGAAACGGGCCGAAATGTGGGTGGACTGGACCGATTTAGCATTGCGCTAGCACCGCACGAAGAAATATTTTCATACATGCTCCGCACGGTTTCGATCATGCGGGGCATTTTTTTTGCTGTGAAGCATGCACGAAGAGAGGCGAGCACTGCGCAAGCCATGCACGAAACATGTAGCGAAAAGCGGTTGTTTTGATGTCTAAAACCCAACAGGATGCCACTAGTGCATGAAACATGTATTGAAAGATAATAACATAAAAGAGTTTGCAAAAAGGCCTGATAGGGCTTGCGCAAAAGTTTGGGCAGATTTTCGGTAGTTCATACATGGTAGACAACTCGCCCGAAGATGTGAGAATCTAATCGAGTTAACTTCGGGGCTGGACACATTGCAGACTTAATCCAACCCTATTTTGTAGTGTGTCCGGCCTATTTTATCCCCTTAGAAGCTATTCTCCGGCGCTTGTGGTGCATTTATCGGCGCCCCCGGTGATGATTTATTGTTGGCCGAAGGGCTGGCGGTAGATTTTTATCTATTTTGATAGATTTTTATCTATTTTTTGGTGCCGTGCGCGTTTTATGCGCGCGCTAAGTGCTACGCTCGAGACCTCGAGACCTGTGCGCGGGTTTTTTCCGTGGCTGGTGCGTGGTTTGTGCGTGGTCGGCGCCTCAAGAGCTCGCAGATGCCGAAGGTCATTCGGTGGGCGTGATTCGGTGAAATAGGCTATTTCCGACACCCCCTAAAGTATCAAGGTAGTACCTTTCCGGCATGGTCACCCGTCGTTTATTCTGTAGAGGTCGACCGCAACCGAATAAGTCAAACGAGCGTAACCCATTGACCTGAATAAGTAAAAAATCATTGTTTTTTGTGCGGCGTTGCGGCGTACTTTCCGAAGTCAATTCGGATGGGGGGGGTGCCCCCGCGCCGGGCTTTTCCCTTTTTTATTAATTACCCTCACACTCACTCCCCCCAAAGTGCATTTGACGCAATGCGTTGTTGATTCCACTTTTATATTTATTTAATAAATCGCCACGGGGGATGTGCTTAATAAAACGAGCTCTGTAGGCCGACCGGCTAACCCCGTCCACTTGTTTTTATTCAGGGTCCAGCGTATCCTTTGCTCAACAGGAGATGGGGCATGGCAGAATATGTTAAAACGGTAGTTTCGGCGCTTTCTAGTAGATCTTCGGACTACTCAAGCCCTCATGTGTTTTTAAACGAGGCCACCCAAACCCAGACTGATGAGAAGGTTGTCCGTGTCGATGGTCGTCTTGAGGCGCAAACAACGGTTGGAACTAGCACTCTTTATAGTGCGGTAGACTATGTAGATTTGTCCCTTCAAGGCTTAACCTCTGTAAACACCTTTATTCTGCACAATCGCTCAGATTATGAACTTCTCTTACAGTGCTACATTCTCCAGGCTGACCTTAGCGGGAGCACTATTGGTGTCTGCACTTTCTCAAGCAACAACCAGATTGACTCAGCCGTAGACTCTGCTTTTACAAAAGGCTTTCAAACTGGAGCCCTTCACGCAACGCACCTAAATACTTACGGGGCAAAAACCAGCAACAACAACGACTTTGCTGCAATTACTAGCATTAGTGCCTCGTCCAGCGGCTCTTTAAACCGGATCGTTGTTTCAGGGACTCCTTTTGGAACAAATGAAGCCGAAGATGCTTCAGGCCATAGTACAACGCTTGGCATCCAGCTTTTTACTAAGAGTAATTTTTATGTACCTGCTGGGGGCGTTATTTCTCTGCCAGGCCAACTTGCCAAAATTAAGGCCAACATTGCTTCTCTTCAAGAAGTTGACCACGAGATTCGTATCCAGCCGGGATTTACTGCGGTTAACTCTAAAACCGGAGTAACCAGCCCAATCGACTACACTATTTTTATGTCGGGAACTGTCGGATAAAATTTTAAAATGTTGCAGGAATTTTTATGTCGAAGAAGATTTATATGGGGAAGAGCCTTGAGGTCCGTTACGACGAGGCTTGCAAGACCAAGGGCGGAAAACTAGACCGCCGGGAAATCCTAGAACTCGCTGAGCAAGACCTTGAAACCGAGGGGTCCAGAGTTCAGATAAACAAGCGCCAGGCAGACCTAATTGATATTCGGGTTATGCCGAGCCTCCACAGCATTATGGAAAACGCCCTTGCGGTGATTGATTCCGAAGTACGGCACCATCTTAGGGTTTCTACTTCTAGCAGCGGCCTAGACCGCCAACAGGTGCATTCTTTTGGTCAAATGACCCGTTCACTGGCCCAGATTGTTGGTATCGAAAAAGAGCTCAAGGAGCAGTCTGACCTAGACGCCATGAGTGATGCCGATTTAATCAAGTTGGCCGAGATGACAAGCAACAGATTAAAGGATGGCGATAAATGACCATTGAAGCGGCGCCACCATACAACCCGATGATGCATAACGAGCGTTTGCCGGTCTATATTCGCCTAGCAGACCAAGGGGATTCGAGCTTTGTCTATAAAAGCTGGTTAGATGCTTGGTGGGTCCAAAATAAAGACCAGTATCAGCCCCTTTTCTTTAAATCCCATCGAGAAGTTATAAAAAACCTCATGGAAAACTCGATTACGGTTATTGCGTGCTCAAGTGAAGACCCGAATTTAATTTTTAGCTGGGTTTGCGGTGTGCGAACTAAAAATAATCGTTTCATTGTTCATTTCGCTTACACCAAGAAATCATTACGAAAATTTGGGCTGTGCAAGGCCCTTTTAGGCTTTTTTGAGCACGAGAAGGGCGAACCTATCCTCTGTAGTCATAAAAGTTTTATATTCAAAGACCTAAAGCAGCCTTATAATCTGTTTTATGTCCCAAACCTCCAAAGACCAGAAGGCTTGGAGAAGATTGAGAGTGAAGAATGGAGATTGTAGGAGTACAGCTCACAGAGTCAGCCAGAAGCGTCTTAAATAAAAGCTTTTTAGCTTCCGATCACTATGATTTGTCTTTTGAAAAAGTAGAAGGCGTTTTAGGGGTCCGCATCATCGATAAAAAGAAAGGTTCTTATTGGTTGCCAATGAGTTCTATTTCTTGGTGCCGAACAAAAGGCAAAGCTGCCCCGAAAAAAGGTCGGCCTAAAAAGGTAACGAATGCCAAAGCAGCCTGAGTCATACGCCTCTCGCCAGGTTCTAAAGGAGTTTGTTAAGCGCTTTGGTGATGCCAATGCCCTTAAAGAAGAAAGCGCTGCGTCAAAGGACCGCAGTTATCGTTGGCAAGAAGATTTGTTTGAGCACCAGCTTGCGTTTATTAACGACCCTTCTTCTTTTAAAACAGCCCTATGCTCCCGGCGAGCTGGCAAGACTTACGCCAGTTGTTACTACCTAATTGAAACAGCATCTAAACATCCTGACTCGTTGTCGGCCTACATCGCACTTACACGCACAAGTGCTAAGCGCCTAATGTGGATGGAGCTTAAAAGAGCAAACCGGCGTTACCACATAGGAATGCGGTTTAATAACTCAGAGCTCGTGGCGACACTGCCCAATAACAGCCAGATAATTTTAACAGGTGCAAACGACGAAGCTGATATCGATAAGCTTCGTGGGTCTGCTTACCGTCTAGTTATTCTTGACGAAGCTGCGAGTTTTGGTGCCCACATGGAAGAGTTGGTCCAGGAAGTTCTTGAGCCTGCGCTTATTGACCATAACGGCACACTGGCAATGATTGGGACGCCTAACGCCTCATGTAGCGGCATGTTTTTTCATGCAACGACAAACCCTGCATTTGGCTACAGCAACCACCATTGGACTATCATGGACAACCCGCACATACCTCACGCCAAGGACTGGCTTGAAAGGCGTATGCGCCAGAAGAAGTGGGACGACACAAACCCGGTTTATCTCCGAGAATGGCGAGGCCAATGGATTAGGTCTGAAGATTCCTTGGTCTACAAATACTCTGAAGAGAAGAATTTTTACGATGAGGTGCCTTACCATGAGTACGATTTTGATTTTATTCTGGGTGTGGATTTAGGTTACGAAGATGCCACGGCTTTTGTAGTTGGAGCGTATAGCCCCGAACTGCCTTATTTTTTCGTGGTAGACACTTTCAAGCAGTCCAAGATGCTGCCTTCTGAAATTGCTATAAAAATTCAAGAATACAATGAGATGTATAACTTTACGTCCATCGTGGCAGATACCGGCGGCTTGGGTAAATCCATTGTAGAAGAGTTTAGGCAGCGTTGGGCCTTACCTATTAAAGCAGCAGAAAAGCGAAACAAAGCCGCTTATATCGAGCTTATGAACTCGGATTTAGCTGCCGGAAATATTTTAGTAAATGAGTTGTCAGATTTAGTGGACGAATGGCGTCTACTACAGTGGGACGAAGACCGCCGCAAAGAAGATGGTAGGTTTGACAACCACCTGTCTGATGCCTGCCTGTACGCCTGGCGAGAGTCTAAGCACTTTACTCACGAAGAAGAATTATTGCCGCCCCAGATGGGAAGCCCCGAGTTTCACAAGGAATGGGAGCAAAGGTATTGGGCCGGAGTTGCTGATAAAATTGAAGACACCAGCGAGGAAGGGACGGGTACGCCTGAATGGATGATGAACTAAGAGAAGCTGCCGAGTTTGCAAAATCAATCGGCGCCACAAACATTACTTATGAAACGCCAAACGGAAAAATCTCAGTAACTTTCCCTCCTCCTCTTCCAGAAGTAGGGTTTGCTATTCCTGAGAATTACCGCGAAACTACGCCTAGCGCTGAAGAGATTGATGAATCTCTCCTGTTTTACTCTTCTGGAGGATGATGATGGATTACTGGTGGTCAGAAAAAAGCGACGTTCACGATAGCGTTATTAGTAAATTCAACTCAATCAAAGAAGACCAAGACTATCGAGAAGACTACAACCTAAAGCATTTACGGCTTTACGGTAATTATTACAGTGCGGGATTATCTAGCTCGAATTACTCTAGGATGAAAAGCGCTGCAATGCGTCACAGGGTAACCCTAAACGTTGTCCAATCAATGTGTGACACGGTGACCGCTAAGATTGCAAAAAACCGCCCCCGCGCTACGTTTCTAACAAGCGGGGGAGATTATAAAATGCAGCGCAAAGCCAAGCTGTTAGAGCGGTTTTGTGACGGTCAATTTTATTCCACTGGTATCTATAACGTGGCGCCAAAGGTTTTTCTTGATGCGTGCGTGTTCGGTACTGGCGCGATGAAGATTTACGAGCACGACGGTAAAATTAAAGTCGAGCGCATTTTTCCAAACGAGCTTGTTGTAGATGATAGAGAGTCTGTTTACGGCAATCCTCGCCAACTTTTCCAAGTCAAATACGTTGACCGCGACGTGTTAAACAATCTTTACCCGGAGCATCGAGATGCCATTTATGCGGCTCCTGCTCCAGAAGATGACGGAAGAGGCTATGATGAATCGAACCAGATCGTGTGCATCGAAGCTTGGCACTTACCTAGTGGTGAGGGAGCCAGAGACGGACGCCACGTTATTTGCATTGATGGCGCTACGCTGCTCGACGAACCGTATGAGCGCGATTACTTTCCGTTCGTGTTTATCCGATGGACTGAACGTCTTCTCGGCTTCTACGGGCAAGGGCTCGCTGAACAACTAACCGGCATACAACTGGAAATTAATAAATTGTTATTTAATATCCAGGAACAGATGCACCTAGCAAAGCCAAAGGTTTTTGTTGAGGCGGGTTCTAAAATTGCCAAGGCTCACCTTAACAATGAGACTTGGGGCGTTATCGAGTATAGAGGTACGCCGCCGCAATTTTTTGTTCCTCGAACAGTTTCGGGCGAAATTTTTAGTCACTTAGACCGGCTATTTAATCGAGCCTACGAGATTACTGGCGTTTCTCAGCTTGCTGCGCAGTCAAGAAAACCTGCTGGCCTAGAGTCTGGTGTGGCTCTTCGTGAGTTTCAAGACATTGAAACTGAGCGTTTTATGATTACGGCGCAGCAATATGAAAAAGCATTTCTGGATGCAGCGCGTCAGATGATTGACCTAGCGCGTGAAGTTGCAGCAAGGGGAGACTCTTACGAGGTCATTAGTCACGGCGATAAAAACATTGAGAAGATAAAGTGGAAAGACATCAATCTAAAAGAAGACCAGTATGTCATGAAGATTTATCCAACCTCTTTGCTGCCGACAACGCCTGCCGCTAAGCTGCAAAAAGTCATTGAGATGCTGCAAGCTGGAATGCTTAGTCAGGAAGAATCTCGAGGTTTGCTTGATTATCCAGATATTGAAGCAGTTAACAGCATGGCAACAGCCGCACGCGATGACGTAAATATGCTTATTGAGCAGATGCTTGAAAAAGGTGAGTACATTCCGCCTGAGCCGTTTAGTAACCTAGAGCTCAGCATTAAGCTTATGCAATCAGCGTATCTTCGAGCAAAAATTAATAAAGTGCCTGAAGAACGACTTGATTTACTCCGGCGATATATCGAGGAGTGCATCAATTTAATTACGCAAATGCAGCAAGCCGCACAGCAGCAAGCTATGGCGGCAATGGCTCCGCAGCAAGCGCAACAAGCTCAGCCAGCAGCACCAACCGAGCCTAGCGGGGCAACTCCCGCAGGGATGACGGATGAAATGATTATGGAAGAAGCAGCAGCCGCCGCAGAAGGTGAGCAAGCTGCTATGCCGATGTAGGAGAAATTATGAGTGAAAATGCAGAAGTTGCTCAAGAAGTTGCAGTAGAACAAGAAACAGTTGCAGAGGAAACAGCCACAGAGCAGGCACCGATAGAAGAAAAAGGACCAGGACGCTCAGAATACGTTACGCATTTTGCGGCTATAGCAAAAAAAGAAGCCGCATTGCAGGATATCGCCAAACAAGCCAAAGCAACTCAGGCAGAAAACGAGCAGCTAAGGCAAGAAATTGAACAAATTAAGGCAGCGCGAAGCCTAGCAAAGACTGACCCAGTTAAGTTCTTGCAAGAATCAGGGCTTACAATGGAAGAGCTTTTACACCAAGACCTAAATGGTGATCTTCCGGTAGAAACAAAGCTTTCCAGGCGAATTGAAGCTCTTGAAAAACAAAATGCCGACTTGCTAAAGCAGCGCGAAGAAGAAATGACGCAGCGCGAGGCAAAAAAAGAAGAAACGGAATGGAAGTCATTTGTTGACCAAGTGACGGAATTTGTGGACAATGATCCCAGCTACGAACTTATTCGTGCTGGAGGTATGCAATGGATGGTTCCCCAGTTAATGCGGGAGTTCTACCAGAAGCAGGGGCAGCAAATCACCGCCACTCAAGCCGCGAATTTGGTCGAAGAAAGTCTTGAGGAGTCGCTGGAAGGTTATCTCAAGGCTGAAAAGTTGCAGAAGAAGTATGGGCTCAAAGAGCTAACATCGGAGTCGCAGGATACGCCGGTTGATGACGCAGGGGGAGTTGAGCCAACAAAAAGAGCTCAGCAAAAACCAAAGACACTGACAAATCAACTTGTTTCAGGAACAAGTGAGAAAGAGACAGGTATGCTTTCTCGCGAACAATCCCTGGAGCGTATTGCGCGTATGATAGACGCAGCAAGATAAGGTAAATTACGATGGCAGCATTAGAATTAAGCAGTGGGACAACAGCCACCACGTCACATACTATCTATAATATCGACGGTGCCCTAAAAGAGCACTATAAGCCGCAGCGCATTAAAGAGATGAGCTACAAAAACAATCCTTTGCTGGCGCTAATGCCTAAGTATGAGAAGTTTGGCGGCGAAAATATGCCGATTCCAATCATTCTTACCGGGCCGCAGCGACGAAGCGCGGATTTTACATCCGGCCAAGGCAACGCATCTACATCTGAAATTCGTCAGTTTTTGCTGACTCGGGCAAAAGATTATTCCTTCGCTCAGATTTCACACGAGGCTATTCGTGCAAGTGCTTCAAACACTGATGCATTTGTTCGCTACGCCACAATGGAAATCGACGGCGCTATTCACAGCCTTAAGCGTTCACTTGCTGTAGCAATGTATCGCGATGGCACTGGCTCTATCGGGACAGTTGCTGGTGAGGATGCAAGCGGTACTGACCCAGCAGGGTCAGCAGCAACTCTTTATCTTTCAAATGCTGAAGACATTACCAACTTTGAAGTTGGAATGAAGATTGAGTTTTATGCAAACTCCAGTGGCGCTCCTAGTGGCTCAGCTCGGGCAGGCGGCCCTTACACTATTCTAAAAGTAAGCCGAGGCGGTACACAGCCATTTATTACGTTTAGCGGAAACTTAAACAGCGCAGTGGCCAATACTGATCACTTGGTGCAGTTTGGCGACAAGGACGCTAAGATTAAGGGCCTCGATTCCTGGGTTCCTTCTTCTGACCCTACATCAGCGCTGCACTTTGGTGTTGACCGTACATCGGACACGACTCGCTTGGGTGGTGTGCGCTTTGACGGTTCAGCTCTTCCAATTGAAGAGGCTCTTATTGGCGGTGCTTCAGAAATTGCCCGAGAAGGCGGCGCTCCTGACCACATCTTTATGGACTTTGCGAGCTACGCAAACCTTGAAAAAGCCCTCGGGTCCAAGGTGCAGTATGACAAAGTATCATCTAACGATGCTGACATTGGCTTTGACGCTCTTGTGGTTAACGGTCCTCGCGGTCGAATGAAGGTTATTCCTGACCACAACTGCCAGCCTAACGTTGCATGGATGCTTCAACTGGATACTTGGTGCCTCAACTCACTTGGTGCGGCGCCTCAAATCCTTAACGCTGATGATGCCGGTCAGATGCTCCGCGTGTATAATGCGGATGCGTACGAGGTACGCGTTGGTTTTTACGGGAACGTATCTTGTAACGCTCCTGGCTATAACTGCCGCGTAGCATTGGCATAATTCAGACTCAGAGAGGAGATTGAGTTATGGCGAATAGAGATTTTAAAGATGTTCAGGCGCTTGAGCGTGCGGTAAAAATCCTCGCGTTTCGGGTATCAGGGCTAAACAACGCTACTAACACGGTAACACCCTCGACCGGTGTTGCCTCTTCAACAATTACCGGTGACCGTGTAACCATTACCTTAACAGACAAATACAGTTCTCTGTTATCGGCACAGTTTACAATGGGCGCTAGTGATGGAACATCTATTGGCGGAAACGGCCCTCTTCTTCAGGGCCATGACGTTAATGGTGCAAAAACTGTCGTTGTTGACATGGGCGGGTCTACCCCTGATGCCAACGACACACTGGATGTGGCGTTGTTCCTGAAAAACAGCAGTGTAACCTGATATGAAGCCTGACGGATTATCAGTTCTTGTCTTGGAAAAGGCGAGAAAAAAGTTTGGGGAGCCTGAAGAGGCAAGCGGTGAAGAAGAGAAGTCGGCTCCATCGTTTGCTCTGAGTGAGGCTTCACAAAAAGTACATGCGGCTTTTAAGGGTGATGACGCAAACGCACTAGGCCAAGCGCTTGGTGAGTTTTTTGACATCTACTCTTCTAGGTCCAAGTCTTAAGTTGGAGGGGGGCTTCGGCCCCCTTCTTTTTAGGGGGGATTAGCTGTGGCATCTTTTACAGAAGAAACCCTGAGAACCCGTGCCCGCCGAATGGCGGATATGGAAAATTCCACCTTTATCACTGACGCTGAGTTGCGAGATTATATTAATGCAGCAATTGCAGAGCTGCACGATATCGTTGTTGAGAAATACGAGGACTATTATTTAAAAACCTCGACCTCAATGGACCTTTCAACTGGCGATACTTTTGACCTTCCAAGCGATTTCTACAAGGCTTTAGGCGTAGACCTTGATGTTGGCGGGAACACTTACAGTATTGCAAACTACTCGTTTCAAGAAAGAAACCGGCACAATACCACGGCTTATTCTGGTGACCGCCTGTACGCCCACACCCAGTACCACATTCAGGGTGACAGCATTAAGTTTATTCCGACAAGTAGCAGCGGCACGGCATTGCTTTACTATGTTCCAGTAGCCACCCAGTTTTCTGGCCCTGATTTTAGCAACAAAGAAATTAAATCGATTATTCCCGGATACGAAGATTATGTCTGCGTTACGGCCACGATTGCTTGCTTGATGAAAGAAGAAAGCGATACACGTATCCACATGGCAAGAAAAGCTGAGATTCGAGCAAGAATTGAATCTTCAGCAGGCAAGCGGAACGCTGGCGATTCCTACGCTATTACAGATATAGACGTTGGTCGTGGCGCCGGAATGGATTTTCATTATTGAGGTGAACTATGGCAACTCGCCTTTCAGAACAATCCAGCTTTCCAGCCGAATCAAGTGAGTCGGAATTAAGTCGCAGCGCCGATAGAGAAGCCTTAAGAAGTATTCGTGATGTCGAAATCCTTAACGGTAAGCTTGTTTCTGACCTGGCAGTAACAACGACTACGCAACGATTTTTGCATAACCTTGGCCGCGCCTATCGCGGATTTCTTGTCACCAAGAAAAATTCCGATAAGCATGTTTATGTTGACGACACTGTGGACGCAGACAAAGAAAAGTTTATTGTTCTAAAATCGGACGGCGCTGTTACAGCCAGCTTGTGGGTGTTTTAATGGTTCTTAAGAAACAAACTCTCACGTTTCCTTTTGGGAAAGGTCTGAACGATAAGGTATCAGACAAGGTTTTGCCTGTAGGTGAGCTTACAGAGGCTAAAAACGTTGTTTTTGACAAAGTAGGGAAAGTCTCAAAACGAGGCGGGTTTGTTCGAGAAGACAATAACGTGGCTTACAGTCACGCCAGCTTGGGAAACAGCTTATCTGATGCTACCTACGGAACCGAATATAACGGTGAAGTTCTTATAGGTAGCAAGCGTCGATTGTTTGGGCGTTCGAGCTCTAACCTTAGCAGTCGTTACGTGGACAAGGGCGCGCTTATACCTTGCGAAGTTGAGAATAACTTTTTATTTAGAAACGACAATTACAAAACAAGTCCAGTTCAGATTGGCTACGTTTACACAGGGTCTGTTCCTGTTTTTATGATTTGTGCGTATGTCAGATGGCCCTTTGGAACGTCCACTAATTATAGCGTTATGGGTGAAATCCGTGACGCTACAACAGGCAGTTTACTTTACGAACAAGTTATTGACACGGTCACAATAGAAACCGCTACGACTCAATCCAGTAGACTGTATCGTGTTCCTGATCCACATGTTTGCGTATTAGGCTCCAAAGCATTTATCTTGTATCTTTCTCCCCAGCAAAGCCCGACAGACACCAAAGTAAAATATTCGGGAATAGACCTTACAAGCGCTACAAGCGTAGGACATACCTTCGACACCTCTGGTAACCAATTCCAATCTCCCGCAAACTTAGGCTCTTTTGGCCTGTCTTATCACCGACCAATGTTTTCAGCAGACGTGGCAACAGCAGCAGGCAATGCAACAGTTGCCGCTGAAGGTGTAACGTCAGCAATAGTCTGCGGAGGTTTGGTAGGGAGCTTTTTAAATCCCCTAAGCTTTATTGATTCAACTTGCGACACTACAAACACGTCAAGAACTGTTAACATGAACGCTTCAACGTCACTCATGGTTGGAGATGGTGTTAGCGGCACAGGCATACCTGTAGGGGCAACTGTTTCATCGATACCCAGTGCAACCAGTTTTGTTTTATCTGCTGCGGCAACCGCAACAAATACAAACATTGGTTTAACTTTTACTAGAGGAAAAGATGAAAGCAGCGCCAATGGAACTCTTAGGTTTGAGTATTTGAAATGCACTTCTGGCACTACTCTTACATCTTTTGCTTCAACTGCCGCTAATGGACTAAATAACAATGGCGTTGGGTCATCTTTTGGAAACGCTGAGGCTTTACCAGAAATGGCAACAAATGATGCTGTGGCCCCTGGCTTTTATATTAAAGCAATTAATGACTCGACAGCCGCAAATGGGCAGATATTTTTTGCAGCTACCAACTGGGCTAGTGGGTCCTCTGAGCCAAGGCAAATATATGCGTTTCTTCGTCATAACTGGGACAGTGGCTCTAGTGCTGATGAAGTTGGAAGAATGCTCGATGACCAAAGCGGCTATCTTTTAAGGGCCTCTGTTCACGTTGAAAGCGATTCTCAAGCAAGAGTTATTGCTGAACTTGTTACGGATAACAGTGTCGGGTCTAAGGCAAGTGGGCGACCAGATAACCATGTTATTAAATATTTTGAAATGTCCAGAACCGGCACAAGCCAAACAAGTTTTGTTAATGAGAAAACCGTAGCTTATAACGCAAGCATTGCCAGTGATTTATTTAATGACGGCACAGACACTTACTTTGTTCTCTCTCATACAAACGGGACAAGGGGTTCCTTAAGCGGAAACATGGTGCTAATGCTAGCCCCTCCCATAGCAAACACGGTGCGTGAGTGGGATTCTGTGGGGGCGGTTGGAACCGGCAACAATCCGACCAACTTTACTTCTGATAGTGGCGCCTCTCTTGAAAACAATATTCGGTTTTTTACAAGTGCGTCACGGGTTACTTTGACTAGCACTGATGTGTATAGCTTTGGGTCTAACAGGTTTACGAATTTGGTTGAGTACGATACAGGCTCAGCGACAAATACTTTCGAGGATGAGGCTCATTCTCCTTCTGTTGTTTCAATAAATTTAAACCCTGACCGGCCTCATAAGTCGTTAAGAACACCTAATGGATTACTGCTTACTGGTGGAATGCTTTATCACTACGACGGCGTTTCTTTGACAGAAAACAATTTTTTTGTTTTTCCTGTTGTCCAAGAATCTGGTGCGAGCTCTGGAGGCTCAATTACCGCAGGCACTTATCTTTATAGGGTTATTTACGAGTGGTATGATGCAATGGGGAATGTCCATAGGTCAGCCCCATCTAATTCAATGAGTGTCACCTACACTGGAACTACCAACAAAACTGAACTAACTATCTACACGCTGCAATTAACAAGAAAAAGAATTGGCCTTTACAATGATAGCTTAAATGGGGTGCGCGCAGTTGTTTTTAGAACAGGAGCGGGAGGCTCAATCTATCATCGAGTAGGGGCAGCTAATCTTTCAGGGAAAGAAAGCAGTGTTGTTGTTACTTGGTCAGATTACGGCGGGATTACTGACGCCGAGCTTTTTGATAACGAGCTCCTCTATACGCAAGCAGGTGTTCCGGCCAATGCGTTTATTGGTTCTTGCAAAGATGCTGCGTTTCACAAGGAACGAGCATTTATTACAACCAGCGAAAATGCGGTTAAGTTTTCTAAGCACATGAGTGGCCTTGATGGGGTTAATTTTACTGACAGCAACGAAATTAGGGTAAGCAGCGAAAACATTGAAATTGCTGCTATAGAATCTGCGCGTGAAGCTTTGCTTCTTTTTACTAAAGATGACGGATACTATGTTGCGGGTGAAGGGCCAGATAGCTCAGGCGTAGGGTCGTTTACTCAGCCAAAAATGTTTGCCCCTGGCGTCGGTGCTTTGCCAGGTGCTGACCATGCATATCACTCTGGCGGCACACTAATTCAAACACGTCGCGGCATTTTTAACATTCTCCCCAATTTGCAACCCGATTATATTGGGGCAAATGTTGAAGACAGTATATCTTTAAGGCAAGTGTCAACCGACCTTACAGTTAGGGATATTTTTTCTATTGCTGTAGATGAAGACCAAAACGAGATTTACTTCTTCGTTGAAAATACTGCTTCAGGGTCAAGTAACTCGATACTTGTTTTCAATACGATTGCACGGCAATGGTCAGAGTTTACCGTGGGGTACTCAGGTAGCAACTACGGTGTTTCTGGTTTTTTGCGAAACAACTCTCTGTACATGCTTAATGCTGACGGTAACCTGCACAAGATGGACCCTAAGCAATACGTAGACCAAACAACAGGGTCAGATGTTCCTTATGACATGGTTTTGCAAACCGGCTATATTTCTGTGGCGGGACTGCAAAACATGCAGCGAGTTTACCGGTTTATGGTGCTTGGCGATTACATTACGCCGCATGACTTAACAGTTGATGTTTTTACTGATTACGATGACGCTACGCCGGTTTCGCATACGTCGTCAATATCAGCAGAAACCAACCCGTATCATTACCGTGGGCACATGAAAAACCAAAAATGCCGAGCGGTAAAAATAAAAATAACGGCAGGAGGAACATCGGCTACAGGGGCGGCAGTTGTTCTTGATGGGTTAGCCCTTGAGATTGGCCTGCGTCCTGGAGCGTTTAAGCTCCCAGCAGCTCAAACAGTGGAGGCTAGTTAAATGGCAGCAGAAAACTCTTACGCTGGTCTTTTGGCAGGAACCCTTGGTGGTGTAGGTGCTGGAATAATGGGCGCAGGCATTGCTTCTGGGCTCGGTGCGTACAAACCTCTTCCTGCCCTTGACCTTACTGACCAAACAGAGCTTCGCGGCGCTACAACTTCTCGCCCTGAAATTAGCAATCTTTTAAGAAAAGCGTTTGCTCAGTCAAAAGAGCGAGAATCTTTGCTAGGTTACCTTGTAGACGAAATGGCTGGAGGGGTCGTGTCTGCTGGGACGGCTCAACAAGTAGCACGAGCCGCCCAAAAAGATGCCAGCGTAGGCCGAGCTTACTTAAGCGCAAGGCTAGATGAGGGATCCCATAAAACAACAATGACTAGAGCTAAGGACGCTTTTGTTAATGATTTAATTAAAAAAAGCGTTGAAGGGGCTGCTGTTTTTGGGGCCGACCTTCTTGCTACCTCAAGTCCCGATGGCGGCGACCCCGTGGAAAGCTCGGTAAAAAGTGGGCTTAGAGAGCAGTTGTCGCCAGGAGACATTACCGCACCGTCAAGTATGCCAAACTTAAGGCTACAGGAAGCTGCAAGAAAACAAGGCCAAGAAAGCGTTTTTGGACCAGTTGATTTAGCCCTTGATCCTGGGGCTGCTGTTTTAGGTATGCAACCAGAGCTAGGCTCAGTACAAGCGTTTGACCCTAATGCCCCTTTTGGAGCAGTTGACCCTTCGGTAACAGGCAAATATGTTTCCGCAAGCCCTCTTGTCCCTAGTATGATGATTCCTGAGAACCAGATGACTCGAGATGAATCAAAGCTACAAGATGCGACTGAAGGAGCTATGCCTGTTACAAGAGTAAGGGCTGCTCCGTCATCAGAATCAATAGAGTTTCAAGGAGCACTAGGCCAAGAGGGAGAAGTCGGAAAAGGTAAACCTAAAGCCAAGATGCCCGATAGCTTAAAAGAGCTCGATAAGCTTGACCCTGAAACAAGAGAAATGCTGGTAAGGTTACTTGGAGGGCAGATATAATGGCTAGAAAAGAATCAGGTGACTACACGGTTCCATTTAGCAGTAGCGGCATCAGGGGGTCAGAAAATGCCTCTGATGATGAAGAGCTTTTGTACTCTGAGAGTGGTCAACTAAAAGGAGTTACTGGAGGAGAAAACGCCGGGGACATGTTCTTAAGCGGCCAGCAGTTTGGGGTAAATGAAATCGGGCAGATGTCCGAGTTTGAGCAAAATTATTTAGCTGGGTTGCAGGATAGGGCACTTGGTCAAGTTGACACGTTGGCTCAACAACAGATGCGGAGAAACCTTGCTCAGCTTGGTGGCGGTCAAATGGGGATTGCCCGTGCTCTTGGGTCCAGAAATGCCGCAGGCGCATTAAGGTCTGGCAGGGAAAGAGCTGAGCAAGTTCGTGCGATGGGCAATGAGCAGATGGCAGCGCTACAGGAGGCGGAAAAGCAGCAAGCTGCTGACTCCTTGCGTGGTCAAATACTTCAAAGACTTACCGGGCAAAGGCAGTTAGAAATGCAGCAGCAGGCTGCTAGTGCCGGTCAGGGCTGGGGAATGGCCCAGAGCGCCCTTGGTGGGCTTGCAGCTATTGCCGCAGCATTCATATCGGATGAGCGGGTAAAGTCTAAGAAATCGCCAAAGAAGGGCGAGAAGGCTATCTCTGAAATGCTTTCTAAGATGAAGCCAGTCAATTACGATATGGCTGGTAAAAACGAGACTGGGATACTTGCTCAAGACCTCGAAAAGTCTGAAGCTGGCAAAGAAATGATTCGCCAAGGACCGGCGGGTTTAAAAACGATTGATAGCGGTGCTGCCTTGAAGAAAATGATGGCTGGAATGGCTATGCTTAAAAAAGAAAACGAAACCTTAAGCGAGCGCCTAGCAAAAATTGAAGGCAAGAAAAGAGGTAAGTGATGTCAGATTCGATGTTTCCGCCTTCAGACGTTTATGAGGCTGAAGTAGCTCGCCAGCAAGCAGAGCGGCGGGGGGCAGACCCAAGGCAAGCAGAGCGAGACGCAGCGTTTGCTGCTGAATCGGCTAAGCGCCGAGAAAATATGGAGCGTTACCGATATCGCCCAGAAGAATACCTTGCGGCAAATCCAGGGCTTTCTGATGCGGCGAAATTAGATTATTTAAGAGCCACAAAAGGCGACCGTGCAGCAGCGCTTAGCACGGAAACTGAGTTTGCCAGAGAGCAGCAAGCCGCTGCCGATCAAGGTCTTCGCGATAAGTTTGAACTAGAGGCTTTTCGTCTGGGTATTCCAGAGTCTCGCTGGTCCGAGTACGTTGACCAAAGAATTCTTGAGTCAAAATCTGCACCCGTTGAAAGACCACTGGTAGATGCCGCAGGCGGTGAACTAGAAAGACAACGCCTTAAAAACGAACAAGACCGAATGCGCCGGGGCATAGCCGAAGAAACAGCTCTTGCAAGAGGTTACCTTGGCGACTTGGACCGCATTCAGGGGGAGTCTGCCGAGATTGCTGGGCTTGAAAAAGATGCGGCTCTTTATGATTACCGCGTTCGTGCTCAGATGGCCGAAGAAGAGTCCAGGGCAAAACGAGACTATCGTAACGAGGTCCGTGACCTTATGCAGCAAAAGCAAGCTGCCGATAAACTAAGAAAAGAAGCAAAAGAGAAAGCCTCTGCTGACATTGATGAAGCAATTAATGAGGTGTCTGAGTTTAAAATTAACCCTAACCGAATTTTTGATTCTTTAGGGAAGCGTCTTTTATCTGCCCTTGCTCAGGGCCTTGGGGCTTTTGCTGGCTCTGATGTTGCTTCAAAGATAATTGAAGGTGCTATTAATCGAGACATTGATGCTCAGAAAGCCCAGCTTGCAAATAAAAAGTTTGGTATTCGATTGCAAGAAAATGCCTATAGCCGACTTCTTGACCGCCACGGCGACGAGGAAAAGGCTGAGCTCTTGGCTCGCCAGCAAGCTTATACTCTTGTTGAAATGAAGCTTGGCGAGGTTGCTGACAAGTACAAGGTAGACTTGTCCAAGACGGGACTTGCCAAGGTTGTTGCCAACATAGAAAAATCACGGTTAGCAACTGAGCTTTCTTTGGCCGACAAGGAATTCGCAGCAAGAACTGCTGCTGCTCAGTTAAGAGCGAGAACGGTTAAGGCTCCAAAGCTATCCGAAAAAGATAAAGAGTTTTTCTCTCAGTTTGAGTCGCAGTTCTTGCCTCAGTTAAAGGCTGTGGAGGATTATTATTACGGAAGAGGAAAATTTCAGGGACGAGGCTTAAAAGATAGCCCTATGTGGCGACAAACTACAGGCATGCTTCCTCAAGACATTGGCCGCATGATGGGAACCGACGCCGCTGAGTTTTACGAACTTGCTGCGAACCTATCTAAAACGTTCTCAGAGATTAAAGAAGGCGGTAAAATTTCTGACCACGATTTAAAGTTTTATCTTGAGCGTGTTCCTCTTCCTACGGATTCAAACAGCATGATTGAGTTTAAGTTGCAGCAACTAAGCGCACTGGGTCAAGCAGCAGCAGAGTACCGAAAAGGGTCTTTAAGTGACTCTGAGCTGCAAACAGTTATTCGGGCTGGAAAGCGTGCTTTTGGGGAATCCAACGCTACAGCAAGCGCTGAACTGTCTAAGGAGATTATGAGCCGAATGGAACGGTATAAGGGTCAGGGGCAGTAAGGGCTATGGCTAGACTGTATAACTACGAATCCAATGCGTATGAAACCATTGACGACGACAAGGTTAAGGACGCGGTTGCGTCTGGGGCGTATGGGTTTGCTAAGGATGCAGAGGTAAACATTGTTTTACCTAACGGCCAGCCTTATAAAATTCACGGGTCAGATGCTTTTGAAGCCTTTAAAATGGGCGCGCAGTTTGAGTCTAAAGAAGCAGCAACGAACAGGGCTTTTAAGCAAGAGTATGGGTCAGGCTTAGGCAACGCAATGCTGGCGTTTGGTGCTGGCCTTGGTCGTGGCGTTACGTTTGGCATTTCTGACGCAATGCTTTCAACCGTTGTTGACCCGAAAATTCTTCAGACCTATCAAGAGGAATTTGGCGGTTTAAGTTTAACCGGTGAAATTGGCGGCGCGGTTTTGCCTGCTTTGTTTACTGGTGGCGCCGGAGCACTGGGCACTGCTGCCAGGCTAACTCCTGCCGGTCGTTCTGCAATGCTGTCTACGCGGCTGGGCGAAAAAGCAGGAGAAGCTACCTTTAAAAAAATCGCGGCTGACTCGCTTGCCAGAAAAGTAGGGCAAACCGGCGTTTCTCTTATGGTCGCTGGTGCTGTAGATTCAGGCATCTATGAATCGGGGATGGAGCTTAGCGAGCTTATAACTTCCGATAAGCCTAAAGCTGCAAGCGATATTATTGCCAATGTAGGCTTAAGTGCTTTGCTTGGCGGTGCCCTTGGCGGTGTTTTTGGCTCAGGTGCGGTCCTTGGTGTTGCCGGTACAAAGAAAACAGCCACGTCTATTAAAAGCATGTTCGAGAAAACGCTAGATATGCCAATGGTAAACGGCGCCTCTGATATGCTTGCTCAGGCTGTGGCCACTATGACTGGTGAGCCTGTAGATGTTGTTCGCAAGCTAATTCGTCCAGGAAAAAGCGGCCTAGATGAGAAGCGAGTTATTTTAAACGACGTAGACGCGGCAAAGCAGGCGCTTGAAGATATTAAGGCCGAGCGCTATGCCTTGAGTGTTCAAAAAGTAAGAAACCGCGTAAACAAAATAGACGAGCAGATTAACCTCGATAACGATATCGACATGGCCTCTCTTAGTTTGGCGGAAGAAAAAACCGTTCTTGCGAAAAAGCGTCAAGCATTTGTTCGAGAGCTTAGGGATGACGATGTAGAGCTAATCATCCAAGACATGGAGATAAACGGTAAGCTTGATGAATTAAATGCCGACAAAAACGCAGTAAAAGAACTTACCATTGAAGAAAAGCGCCAGTTCATTAACGACAACTTTGAGATGCTTCAGAAGCACAACGCCGAAAAAGCCTCAGAGCTTAGCCAGCTTGATGCGTTAAACACTCGTGCCGTTGATATTCGTGAGCGAATGCTAGGTATTAAGAACCGTGGCGCCGATAGCATTGACTCTCTTCGTTCTCAGTTAAGACGACACAAGGAGGAAAACCTTCTTGAGATTGATAATCTCCGCAAAGAGCGTCGTAACTTTATTGAAAGGTTTGACGATTCCGAAATTGAGTTGGGCCTTAAGCAGCTTCGAGAGCAAGGCATGCTTACGGAGGACTTGTTTAACCTTGATAAGCTGAGCGCTGCAAAGAAGCGTGAGTTTGCAATCGACAACGCTGAATACTTGTTTCGCCAGGCTGACGACGAAGCGCGTCGCTCTGTGATGTTTTCTGAGATTCAAGAAAAAGTCATTGCCGACCAGCTTCACAAGATAGACGTTACCGACCGAATCAACGCCACCCGCGAAGCAATGAAGGGTCTTCAGGGCGAGCAAAAAGATGAGATGGGTAAGCTTATCGCTGATGCTGAAGGCTACATGAGCCGCATAGGTGATCGTGCTGTTATTGACACAAACGCCCTTCTCGAGTCTGCCGAGCAATTAAGTGTTTTTATGCAGCGAAGAGGCGGAGAGCCAGGAGCCGATAAGGTTAAGGCTGGGTTTTTTGATGAGCTGCTGCCAAAACTGGTTGAGCCTGCCCCGGCAGTAGCAAGAGAGATGCGGGACGAAGCGCGCAACTATTGGTCTAAGATAGAAGACACTCTTGAGGGTATTCGCGATAATATCGACAAGGAATTATCTTCCGCGTTAGGTACTAGACTAAACGAAGTATCCGAAAGATTGACTGACGCGCTAGATGGCAACCTGCCTGTTGATGTGATGTTTAAAGAGCTTGATGATGCAAAGCGGCAGATTCAAGAAGTTCTTTACTCGAAGCCAGTTAAAGAGTCTGCTGCAATGCGAGGAATATCTGACGTAAGAACAATTACGGACGGATTTAACTCTATCCTGACTAATGAAAAGTATTTTGGCAAAGCTGCTGTGGATATGTATAAGGATGTTAATCAGGCTATTAGCCACTACATCCGAGCAAGAGATGCGATTCAGACCGGACTTACAGCTAAAGCGTTTAAGCCTGAACTCTCCGGCAGAGCTGCAAGCATTACACCTTTTGCAAATAATCGAGAGGCACGTATAGCGGCAGTACACAACATGGTGCGCTCTGCCAGTGTAACTAATTTACGCAAAGGGTTTGACCTTTATCGAAAGCAAGCTGAAAACCTAGCAGACGTTTTTGAGCGTTACTTTAAAGGTAAAGGCGAAGAGTTTGATGCAGTGCTGGGCCAGTTTCGTAATGGAGCAAAAGGGCTAGAGGAATCATTTAATCAGGCGACACTAGCAAGAAACTCGCTCGAAGCTTATCGAATGGTTACCGGCAGAAAAATACAGGTTAAAGAGCTGCCTGATTTTGCCCAACAAAAACTTAGCAACTATACGCGAAGAGCCCAGGAAATCGATGAATTGGGCCAAAAGCTAGGAGCGCTTACAAGAGAGCGTTCACGCATTGGCGGCGACACACTTGCCGAGTCAAAAAGATTCGCGGCAGAAACAAAGCAGATTCTTGCAAACAAAAAAGCCCATAGCAGTTGGCTTAAAACAGGGCAGCTCAAGCAGCTTGATGACCTGGCAAAGTCAAGGCTTCCAATTGCTCGCCAACTTGACTCTTTAAAGCAAGAAAAAGCAAAGCAAAAGCTGGCGTCTAAAGGCGAGAAGACTAAAAAGCTAAACGAGATTGATGCAAAGATAAAAACTGTTCAGGCTAAAATGCGAAGCATTGATAACCAGTCAGCGGCAATCGAGGCAACAATTAAGAAAAGCGTTCGTGATGAGCTGTCTAAAGAAACCAGTGGTCTTTCAGATTTAAAGAAAGCCATGCTTAGCGAAAAGTCTACGCTAAAAATCAAAGAGCAGTTTCGCAAGGAAGAGGTTGCACGGCTTAAAGCTAAGCACCAGGAGACTATTCTTGAGCTTGAAACTGAAATGCTTTCAATCAAGGCAAAGCAGGAAGTTGCTCGTGCAAAAGTTAAGAATGCTCGCAATGTCTACAAAACAAAGAAGGCTGTCAAAAAAGGCGAGATAACGGACGAGTCAGAAGCGTTAAAAGTTCGGGCTGCTGAGATACAAGAAGAGATAACGAAGAGAAGAGCAGAGCTCAGGGCAGCAGATAAGATTACGGACAAGGACGTAAACGAGCAATTGCTCGCGCTTATGCAAAGAGAGCTTGCGGCTAAAGAAACTTTGCGCGGCATTGGTGCCGGGTATGATGGCGTTGGGGCTGCAATGCTTGCAGGGGCTGTGGGTTCGGTTCCATTTGGTTTAGGCGGCGGTATAGCGGCAGCAACAATTGCAGCAATGAGCAAGCCAACAACCTTTGCTCGGGCTAACGTTGCTATATGGGACCTCATTGACGGGACAGAAAAGGCGCTTGTTGAAAACCTGGACCACGTTATTGATGTTATGTTCAACAAAGCACGGCCTCGCAAAACAACTCAGTCAAATGTACTGCCCAGTTTTCTTGCACCAATAGGAGCCCTGGTTGACGCTGAGACTGCCGCCGAGCGCCAAGAGGAGTATGAGGTAGTAGTTGACCGTTTGAACCAGTTGACAACAAACCCTGCTCTTCAGGCAAAGGTTTTCGAAGAAATTGCAGAGCCCTTTGGGGAACGTAAGGAACTTGGCCAGGAAGTTGTTCGGCAAGTGTCGGGCCAGATTCAGTACATTAAAGAACATGCGCCAAAAGTAGCGGCAGCTAACCCTACCCAGTTGTTTCAGCGGCGACAAAAGGCGCCTGACTCAGAGATAAGAAAGTTTGCAGAAATTTGCGCGGTAGCTGAAGACCCTGTTCGTCGTATTTGTGAAAACCTGGAGAACAGCACTATCTCTTATGCTGAAATTGATTATTTAAAAGTAGCGCATTCTTCATTGTACGAAAGAATGGCTGTGTACATAATGGAAAAAGCTTCTGACCGCGTAGCAGATGGCGAAGTTTTAAGTGATGCCTTCAAGAGAACCATGCACAAGTTTTTGCCTGCTGACGTGGCGCCGGGGATGATGACCGCCCAGCTTGCAGTTACTCAAGGTGTCTACAAGGCAGAGCCTCAAGCGCCTGCACCAAGAAAGCGCCTAGAGGGTTTACAAAACCAAGCAAATCGAGCGACACTACCACTACAGACTGCGATGACATAACCATTTGAGTTGAAGATATGACTCGGCCTTGTGCCCTAGGAGGATTTTGAGATGAGAACCCTTAATTTTAAAACCGCTGTCAGCGGAACCATTAGCGCGACAACCGCCCTTGATTTAAAGGTGCAAGAAAATGCGCGCCAGACGTGGGAGTTTCTGACGGACTCAAACAACGTTAAGGCGATTTTGTTTAGCGTGTTTACCGACGACGACGGAACCGAGACAGAAGGGCAGATTCAAGAAGTTTCTTTGACTGCCAATACTTTGACAATCGTAAATTTCAACATGAAGCTTGGCCATACTCGATGCAAGTACGACGATACGGGTAGCTCGATGAGCGGAACGCTTCGAATTAAAGCAACGGCAGCAAAGTAAGGAGCAAGCCATGGCAGATGCAAAGATTATTAATTACGGCCAGCCTATTGGCGCAGGCTCTACGGCTATCCCAGACAACAACAGCACGGCGCTTGATATCGAATCGACTGATGCAAAGGATTATATTACCGCTAATACAACCGATGGCAGCGAAAGTATAACCCTTGGTCAGAAAACTATTATCACCGGCATTGGTGGATCAAGCGGGCGCACATTTCCAACGGGCGCCGCAACTCCAACGCTTGTTCTTGATGGCGGCACAGCAAACAGTTCCGACCGAACAATGTTGTATATGAACAGTGAGGCGAGCAACGGCCCACAGATCGACATGTATCAAGCCGGAGAGCGTCGCTTAATTATTCAAGCAACATCTTCACAGCAGAAAATTGAAGCCGAAGATACTTTAGTTTTTTCGTCTGACCCGTCAGCAGTGACAAGAGCATCTATCAGCGCGTCAAACTTTAACGTTCAAGACTTGGCAACGATTCATGCTAAAAACTCAGCCGACGCGCTTGGTGCAAGCTATGAATTTCGTAAATCGAGACATGCCGGTGATGGCTCTCACACCGTCGTACAGGATGACGATGTATTAGGGGAAATTGAATTCAGTGGGTCTGATGGAGACTCCTACGCATCAGGCGCAAAAATCTTTGCGCGCGTAAATGGCTCGCCTTCAGACGGGGATATGCCAACCGAGATTGTTTTCTGTACGTCCGCCGACGGCAGCGAAACACCTTCGGAGCGTGTGCATATTTTTTCAAATGGCAG